TGGCGGTAAAGGTGTTACTTCAAGTATGGACGCTAATAGTAGTTTATAATATGGAATTTAAAATACCTGAATCTTTTAATGTTGGCGGAGTTACTGTCAATATTAATCATGTTGAACGTTGTGATAATAATGCTTTAGGGAATTGTTTACTTGCAGCAAGTAGAATTGAAATTGCAGATTTATGTAACAAAGATACTAAACAAAGTGAAAGTAATAAACTGAATACTTTCTTTCATGAACTTACTCATTCTATTCTTGATACTATGGGTGAAAATGAATTATCTACAAATGAAAAATTTGTTTCTACTTTTTCTTCTTTTCTAACAGAAGCTATTACAACTGCAAAATAAGTTATGTTACAATTAAGAGATAAACGTTATAATGATGTTCGTCTTATATTTAAAGAAGATGGACACAAATATACTGATACTTTAGGTAACGAGTATCTTTCTACTACTACCTTTCTTCACGATTATTCTCCAAGGTTTGATAAATCTTATTGGCTTCGTAAGAAAGCTAAAGAACTTGGAATTAGTGAAAAGAAACTTGCAGCTCAATGGGACGCTATTAGAGATGAAGCTTGCGATAGAGGAAGTAAAACTCATAATGGCCTTGAAGATGGAGTAAAACTTGTTTCTAAGTTTAATGATGCTATTCGATATTCTCAGCAATATGAAGATAACTCTATGAGCACTATTGCTGATTTACCTCAAATAGATAAGCATATAAAAGAACTCGATGTTAAAGCTTTTATTGATTATACTGAAGGAAAGTATACTGATCTTTATAATGTATTTGATTATTATACTAAGAACGGTTATAAAATCTATGCAGAAATTGGTGCCTTTCTTATTGATTATCTTCTTTCTGGCACTATTGATGTTTTGTGTATACGAGACGATAAATTTGTTATAGGCGACTATAAGACTAATCGTGGAGGTCTTAAATTTGAATCTGGTTACTTTAAAAAAGATAAGACTGAAAAACCTGCACAAGATACTGATATTTGGGTTCCTAAAGATGAATGGTTGTTGCCTCCTCTTAATAATCTTCCTAATTGTAATGGTTCTATTTATAATATGCAGCTTTCTATTTATGCCGCTTATGTGGAAATCATTCTTGGCATTCCTTGTGCTGGTTTATGGCTTTGTCATATAGATTCTGATTTTGTTCTTAACAAATATGGAATGCCTAAACGTTTTCCTGATAATAGTTTTAAGATTAAAGAGAATCCTGTTGAGAAAGTTACTATGCATAAAATGCCATATCGTAGAAATGAAGTTATGGCTATTCTTGAAGATAGAAGAAAAACTCTTAGAGCGCAACAAATTAATACTCAATTTTCATTAGGTTTATGAAAAAGTTATTTATAGTAATAATTGCAAGTATAGTTACAAGTTGTAGATACAGTCCCCCCGTAAAGGAAACAATCTATGTACCTGTAAAAGATACAGTGAATGAACAAAGTAATATTGCTCGTATTATTCGTTTAGAACATGATATAGTTCTTTATCAGGATAGTCTTAGATTAGTTCGTGATAGTCTTGGTGAGAACTTATTTATTGCTAATTATAAATTAGCAAAGATTAAACGTTATAATGAACTTGCTGCTAAAGGAAATAATATTAAATATCTTCGTGGTTGGATTAATCGTGCATTAGATGAATAATAATATAAATCGTGAAGTTCTTGAATATGGAATTTGTGGTATTCGTGAAATCCAATTAGTTAAAGATGAACATATTATTGAACATCAACAGGATGATAAATATATGACTGATTGTGATTTTGTTACTACTTATGAAATTCAAATTCGTATTCCTTATTTTCTTTTTTGGCATAAGTGGATTACTCTTGCTACTTGGGGAGTTCTTAATACATTAACTTCTGATAAAGATGATGTTAATAGAGATCTTATATTAGCTAAGATGGGGGCTTATACTTTATATAATAAAATGATTAAATATGGCGGATTTCAAAACAGCTCTAAATAAAGTTCTTAAATGGGAAGCAGGATATGTAAATGATCCTGATGATTCAGGTGGAGAAACATTTGCTGGTGTTTCGAGAAATAATAATAGAACTTGGAAAGGTTGGGCGATTATTGATAAACATAAAATTGGTATCATGTTGCCACAAGGATTATCGAGGCTTAACGATAAGTTATTTGCTGATAAAGAACTTATGAGTCTTGTTGATGATATTTACAAGACTAAATATTGGGACCCTATTCAATTAGACCTTATTACTTCTCAACGTGTTGCTGAAGAAATATTTGATACTGCTGTAAACATGGGAGTTGGAACTGCTGTTAAGTTTGCTTATGAAGCATGTGGATTACCTACTTCAACTAAAGTTACAGATGAACTTATAACTACACTTGTTAAAATTAAATCATAATATGTTATGAAAGATTTTACTCTTCGAGATTTAATATATCTCATTATTATATTTGTTCTTATATTTTTAGTATCAAAATTATCTATTAAGAAAGATGTACAAATAGAACCTATTAAATCTATTGATACAAGTTATAATAGAGTAGTTATTGATTCTATTAAATATAATATAATTGAAAGAGATTCTATGATTATTCACATTAAAGATTCTATAATTTATGAATTACAACTTAATCAAACTGCTGACGATAGTACTGTTGTTATTAACTTTCAAAAGCTATTGTCAGACTAAGGAACCGAGTGTTTTCCCTACGGGGGAACTTCAATTAATTGGTGATGGAAAATGTATTGTTCCTATTGAACTTATTCGTAAAGCTAATGCTAAACTTATAGAACGTAAAGGTTTTGCTCAAATTATATGTCAACAAGATACTATTATTAGATTGCAGAAATTGCAAATTAATGAATATAATAATATTGTTGTAGATATGCAGAGTAGAATAACTGATGCTAATAAGTATAATGAAAAATTACACGCTGCTATTGAAAAACAAAGAAAGAACAATAAAATACTTGTAGGTACAACTTGTGGAGCAGTTGCTGTTACTATACTTGTTTTATTAATTAAATAAGTCATTATGGCTGAAGATAAATATCCTTTTCTTGAATATATTAATGAAGATAAAAGTCATTATAAAAAAGCATCAGAGCTTGGATTTGTAGACCCTGACGACCTTTTTCTTGTAGGAGATAGCGGGGGATTTCTTATGAATATTCAACCCGGTATGCGTTTTGTAAATACACATCTTTTTCAAGAAGCTGCTAATTATTTTCTTGCTAATGGTAATAAATATTGTCATTATAAAGAAGATAGTATTCCTCATAGACAATTTCGTAAACGTGAAGAATATAGACGTAAAAAGGGTTTTTCTGCTCCATGTTTAATGATGCCTGATGGTTCTATTAAAGAAATTCGTATTACCGGTGCTCATTATAACTTTCTTAATTATAGTAGAATGGAACAGCTGGATGAAACTACTATTAAACGTGGTAATACTAATACTGCAAAGAAATATTATAGTTTTCCTAAATTTATTGATGCTCAATTTTGGACATTTCATGTAATGGAGTTTGCAGAGAATAATGGTTTTCATCTTATTATTGACAAAACTCGTCGTGGAGGTTTTTCTTATATTATGGCTTCTGATAGTGCTAATAGAGTAAATCTTCAATCTCGTAAGATGGTTATCCATGTTGCTGCTGATAAAAAATTCCTTACTGCTGATAAAGGTTTATCTGATTTTGCTATTAGTGGAATTAAGTTTTATGAAGAGAAAACTCCTTTTGTTCGAGGTATATTTAGTACTAATAAAGAAGACTTTCGTTTAGGTTATAAACTACCTAATGGTATGGAAGCTGATAATTCTTGGAAATCTTCTTTGTTTTCTGTTAGTGCAATGAATAATCCTGATTGTGCTATTGGTAAAGATGCTGTTTGTGTTAAAGTTGAGGAGTTATCTACTATGGACAACTTTGATGAATTTATGAACGTTACTGAACCTGCTATGCGTACTGGTGCTTATACTACTGGTATTCTTATGGCTTGGGGTACTGCTACTTCTGGTAACATGCAGATTTTTGAAACAAACTTTTATAATCCTAAAGCGTTTCATTTTATGCCTTTTGAAAACGTTTGGGATAAAGATAGTAGAAATGAAGTTTGCGGTTTCTTTAAACCCTATTGTTGGGGATTGCAAGGTGAAATAAATAAAATTAAAGGTGTAGATAAAGATGGTAATAGCAATCTTGAAATAGGACTTGTTATTGCCAAACGAGAAAGAGAAGAACGTAAATCTACATCTAAAACATATGCTGATTATATTAATTATCTTGGTCAGTATGCTTTAACTCCTTCTGAGTCTTTTAGTAGTGCTACTGAAAACTTGTTTAGTTCTGAAGAACTTACTGCTTGGGAAGAAAGACTTAGAAATGACGAACTCTATAAGTTTTATGTTGACGGTATGCTTGAAGAAAGCGAAATAGGACAAGTTCAATTTAAATCTAATGAGCGTCTATATAAAGAGGGAAAAAGAGTTTATGATTATATAAATGGTGTTCCTCGTCGTGCCAATGAACAACCTCATGGTTGTATTCGACGATGGTTTGCTCCAGAATATATTGAAGAGTATACTGAATCAGGTGTTAAAAGATATATACCTCAAGGTACTTATAGTATATCTTATGACCCTGTCGGTATTGATAAAGAAGGAAAAGAAATTACTTCTCGACATTCTCACAATAGTATTAAAGTTTGGATGAATCCTAATATTAATAACGGATATAAACAAAAACTTGTGGCTTCTTATTACGGTCGTCCTGATAGTCTTGAAGAAGCTGATAGAATTTGTTATATGCTTGCTAAATATTATAACTGTATTGGAACTACTTGTGTCGAAATTAACCGTGGTGAAACGGTTAAAAACTTTAGACAATGGAAAGCTATTAAGTATCTTGCTTATGATCCTTTATTTGTTTGGGATTCTACTATTAAAGGTAAAGTTTCTTCGAGCTATGGTTTTAGTATAGGTGGTGGTGCTCAACGTAAACTTGATGCTCTTCGATTACTTAAAGAGTTTCTTTATGAAGAAATAGGTAAAGATGAAAATGGAAATCCTATTAGGAACTTTCATCGTATTTATGATTATCAAACTATTCTTGAATTAAAGAAATGGAATGCTGTTGGAAACTTTGACCGAGTTTCTGAAATGATTGTCCGAGGTATTGAGTGGAAAGCTATGGATATCAATGCCAAAAAAGAAATGGACAAAAGAAAGAAAATTAATGTTTATGATGATGAAAAAGATATACTATCTCGTCCTTGGTTTTAACAAAAAATAATTATGGCCGCTGTATTTCATGATTTTGCTTCATACGCTTTTCCTAATCAACGTGTTTCTAATGCTGAAAAAGAAAAGCCAGAATGGTATGCTAATTGTTGCGATTATGTTATTTCTGCTGGATTAGCTGCTGCACCTGATAGAGAAGAATTAGAAAAGATGTATAGAATGTTAGCGAATGATATTCCTGATGAATTCTATGCTAAAATTCTTAATCCTTATAACGCTACTAATGAAAAGTATAAAAGGTTTCCTGCAACGATGCGTAACTATGATATTATTTCTGGAGTTATTCGTCGTTATGTTTCTGAATATATTAAGAACCCTCATGATTTTATTGTTGGAGCTAACAACCCTGATGTTGTTATGGCTCGCGATGCTCAGATTAAACAAGAAATGCTTCGTCTTGCTGAAGCACAAATCGCAGCTAAAATATCTGAATCTTATCAACGTTTTATAAATGAAGGTAATGATCCTCAACAATTTAATCCTCAAGAATCTATTGATATAAATGCTGAAATTGAAAAATTTAAGCAAGAATATGTTGATAAAACTTCTGCACAAGGACAAGAGCTTCTTAATGTTATAGATGATATTACTGAAAGTCTTGTTTTATATTCACAAGCATATTTCGATTTTGTAGCATTTGGAGAATGTTATACTTACTCCGATGTAGTAGGTAACAAACTTATTAAACGAGTAGTTTCTCCTCGTGATGCTTTTCCTGTTCCTAACGATTCGCAATTCGTTGAAGATTATGATATGTTTGCTGAACGTATGAAAATGACGTATCAACAAATTGTAGATAACTTTGATGAATATCTTAGTGAAAAAGATAGAAAGTTTTTAGAAACATATTATGCTCGTCATAGTGCCAACGATGCTACTCCGCTTAGTTATCAAATGTATGCAAGTTACTATGGAGATGTTTGTTCTAAATTTACTGCTCAAGAACGTGAAGCATTTGAGTCTAATAGTATTATGGCTCGCGATAATAATACTGGTCTATATGACGTATGGCATGTTGTTTGGCGAGGTGAAGTTCGAAGAGCTATTGTTACATATGCTGCAAATGGTTTCCTTGCTCAACGTGTAGTAAATGACGATTATGTCCTTAATCCTGAAATAGGAGATGTTTCTATTGAATATATTTATGAACCTCAAGTTTATGAATCTGTTCGTATTGGAGGACGTAATAATGCAATCTATCCTTATAAAGCAAGAGCTATTGCTTATAATCGTAAAGGTAAATTACCTTATAATGGTCTTGTAGAACTTATTAAAGGTTTTGGTCCTTTCTCTATTGTTAAAACAATGACTCCTTATCAGGTGTTTATGAATATTGTTTATTATCATCGAGAAATGGCTATTGCTAAGAACAAACTTAGTGTTCTTCTTGTTTGTAAATCGCTACTTGGTTCTTCTAAAGAAGATGTTGAGGATGCTATATATAAGATGGCCGCAGATGGTGTTTTATATATAGATGATAGTGATGACCAAAACATGCTTAAAGCTCAACAAATCAGAATGCTTAATGCTTCTATTGGAGATTATATTACACAGCTTACTAATCTTATTACTGAAATTGAGAATACTGCAAAAGACCGTGTAGACATGACGCCGCAACGTTATGGTCAAATTGCTAATAGTGCTGGTAAAGGAGTTACTGAAGAAGCTATTATGCGAGGGTCTATGGGTTCTGTTATTATCGAATTTATGTTCGATGCTATGCGAGAACGAGATTGTGCTCGTGATCTTGATTTTACTAAACTTGCATGGATAGATGGTCTTAATACATCTTATAGAGATGCAGATAATAATATTAAATATATTAGCTTGGATGTAAATAGTCATGTTTATGCTGATTATATTATTAAAGCTAAGAATTCTATTAAAGAAAAAGAAAAGCTTGATCAAATTAAGCAATTTGCTTTTAGTGCTGCTCAAAATGGTAATATGGATATGGCTATTGCTGCTATTGCTGGAGATAATGTTTCTGCTATTAAGAATTTAATTATGAAGTTTCAAGCAGAACAACAACAGCACGAAGCAGACTTAAAAGCTATGGACCAACAACTTGCGCAAATGCAGCAAGAGTTCGAGTTACAAAAGATTGCAGTTAAGGGTGAAGAAGACCGTAAAACGCTTGAAGTTAAGAACTATCTTGACCAGCAAATTGAACTTATTCGAGCTGACGCTAATATGATTAGTTATAATGCTGATGTTTCTGATGCTGAAAAGAATGCTGGATTAGCTCGTCTTGAAGAAGCTCGTGCACAAGTTGAACGTGATAAAGTACAAGTTGAACGAGAAAAGAGTTATATTGATGCCGCAAGTAAAGCTGCTGACCGTGCTGTTAAGATGCATGATATTGATACTAAACTTAAGATTGCTAAAGAGAATAAAAATAAGTACGATTTTAAAGGTAAAAAGAGTACTAAAAAATAATACTGAATTAAGGCCCGGAGCAATGTTCCGGGCTTTATTATTTAGCTATATGAGGCTTTGTATATGAATTTATTAATGGAGTAAATGATACGGCAATCAAATAGGATGCGTTCCTTTACGGGGCGAAAAATCAAAATTTCATATAACAGTATATATAATAGGAGATGATAATATAGATTTTTGAATAAAAATTGATATTGCTATTGCATCATATACATATAATTATTATATTTACATAAATTGTTTAACCTAATTAAAAAGTTGTTATGCCCGAAGTTGATTTTGGTTTTGGTGGCAGTTCATCCGGTGATGGTGCTGGAGCTACCGGAGGACAAGCCGGTGATGGTGTTAACGACATTAACAATGGAGCGAATACTTTAACTCCTCCTGATATTAATGGCGATAACAATGATGATCCTAATAAGAACAATGGCGCTGGAGATACTACTGGAAATGATGGCGCCGGTAATGAAGGTGATAGTAGTAATAATAATGATGATAGCAATAATGCTATTCCTCATGATTATGAAGCTGGTACTGAAATTGAAGTAGATGGTTCTACTTATTCTGTAGCCGAGAACGGTGATATTCTTGATAAAGATGGTAATGTCTTTAAAGAAGCAAAAGATGTTAAAGAGTGGGTTGCAAGTTTTGAAGTTGAGGATACTAATCCTGATGAAATTAATATTGAAAATTTGCAAAAAACTTTTGATGTTGAACTTACTGATGAAAATGGTAAACCTATTGAGTTTGAAAATACTCCTGATGGCGTTAAAGCGTATGTAGAATCTATTATTGAAGTTCAAAAAGAAGAAATTCAAGAAGCAGCTATTAACACTTTATATGCCAAATATCCTATTTTAGAAACTTTAGTTCCTTACATTGCAACTAATGGAGGTTCTATTGAAGGGTTTACTGATATTAAAGACCGTTCTGGTGTTACTATTGACGAATCTAACGAAGCGCAACAAGAAAGTATTATTCGTGAATCTTGGGCCGAGCAAAAAATTAGTGGAAATGTAGATAACTATATTGCTTATCTTAAAGCAAATGGAATGCTACTTGATACTGCTAAAGCAGAACTTGCTGCATTGCAAGAAAAAGATGCTTCTCTTCGTGAACAACTTGCACAAGAAGCAGAAGAGGCTGAACAAGCAGCTATTGAACGAGAAACAAAGTTTTGGACAGGTGTTAAAGAAACTATTGATAGTAGGAATATTGCAGGATATAAAATTCCTGATACTATTATCATTGAACGTGATGGTAAAAAAATTAGTGCCACACCTGATGATTTCTTTAATTACATGTATCAAGTTGATAGTAATGGTAAATCTCGTTACGATAATGATCTTGCAAAAGAAAGTCTTGAAGATAGACGAAACGATGCTATACTTCGCGCTTATTTAAAGTTTGTAGGTGGTAATTATACCAACCTTGTTGACATGGCTATCAATGACAAAGAAGTTAAGAAACTTAAATTGATTGCTAAAAGCCGTAATCATTCAAGTGTTAAAATTAATAAACCTCAAGCTAATAAAGGTAAAGATATTGATTTAGGTTTTAAGTAACTTTTTATTAATTTAAAAAAACTGATTGATTATGTATTCAATGCGCACTCTTTCGGTAGGTAAATTTGATGATAGAGGATACTCTAATGAAGAGAGTATTGCTAATCTTCAATTACAGAAGCCTGTCGAAATTAATGCTTTTCTTACTTACAATTATGGTAAGGATGATGATCGTTTTCCTCTGACGTTTCTTACTGAAGGTCGAGGCTCTGCTGGTGTTGTTGACGTTGACACTGTTCAGTGGACTTGGAAAACGATGGGTCGTTTAAAGTTTGATGACTTCGTAACTTACTTTAACGCGGCTAATGTTAAACCCGGTGTTGGTGGCAGTGATTTTGAAGTTCACTTCTCTACACATTGGTTTATCGAACAATACACTCTGACTGCTCCTGATGGTCATACTCAAGTTCGTATTCAGCGTGATCTTGGAGAATCTGCTCATGGTTATGGTTACATTCTTCGACTTATGTCTCCTAATCCTGATGCTTTTGTTGATCCCGAAATGCTTTCCGTTGGTAAGTATTGGTCTATGGGCGCTCCTCTTGTTTCTGAATCGTATTCGAAAGGAAACCGGAGTAATACTATGGGGCCGGGTCAAATGACTTCTCAACTTGAGTTCCATCGTTATTCTAAAGAAATTGGTGGTAATCTTGCTAACGTTGTTACTGAATATGAATTTGAAGGTGGCAATGGTAGTAAGAACAAACTTTGGATTAACGAAGAGATGCGACAATTTAACGTTACTATGCGTATCGCTAATGAAGAGCGTCTTTGGATGGCTGAATACAACCGTAATGCTAACGGTGAAGTTGGTCTGAAGGATATGGATAATGGTAAACCCATTCCTACTACTGCTGGTATGCTGGAGATTTGTCGTGAGTCTAATTATGATACTTACGGTGAATATCTTACTCTGAATAAGATTAAGCGTACTGTTGGTGACGTTCTTGACCGTGATACTGATGATGGAACAATGAATATTGTTCTCATGGGAGGTAAAGGTTTCATTGAAGATTTCGATGAGGCTATGCGTATGGATGCCACGGAGAATGGTTTTGTTACTCCTCTTGGTGACAAGATGATTGATGGTTCGGATGCTGGTCTTACTTACGGAAAGTATTTCCGTCGTTATAAGACTGTTGATGGACATACTATTACCGTTAAGCATTGTTCGTTCTTTGATAAGAGTACGATTGCTGAAACTGCTAAGAAGAATGGTATGATTCATCCTCGTTCGGGTCTTCCTATTACTTCTCACCAAGCTTGTTTTATTGACTTCTCTTCGTACAATGGACATCAGAATGTTCGTAAGGTTCGTATGAAAGGTCAAATCTATAAAGCAAAGGTTCTTAAAGGTCTGACTGATGTTCCTGCTTCGTGGGGTGTTCCCGAAACGAATTTTATCTCGACTGAGATTGACATGTCGCGGTTTGAGGTAAAAGACTCTCTCGGCTTGCAGGTGGACAATGCAACTAAGATGTTCCTGTTGCAGTGCAAATTGTAATTAACATTTAAACTCCTATTGATATGGAAAATAATAAAGGTACAGGGGGTGCTGAAACTGGATTTGGATTTGTCAAGAAACCCTCTACTGAAACACCTAATAATGGTAGTCGCCCCGTAGAGGAAACACCCAGTGAAGAAAAGGAAGTTGGAGCTGGTAAAGAACAACCTAAAGTTACAGTTCAACAAGAGATTGATAAAAAGAATGACGAACCTTATGTAGAACGTAAGAGTATTACAATCGCTTTGGTTAAGAATTATTCTTTCTATCGTCGTGCAAATGATAAGGTTATGACTAAACGTCGTGATTTTATTGGTAGTTCTGTTTCGAGTTCGCGTGTTCTTTCTTCTAATAAAGAAGAGGTGGAAGCCTATTTTCCTCGTTTGGTTGGTCTTTCTCCTAATAACGATAATTTTATGAATCGTGTTAAGCAGTATTTGAATAATATTCAAGTTGCTGTTGACGAATTAGGAAAGACTTTTGATTGTAGTTTTCATTATAATCATTATTCTGATTATCTTGCTATTAAGAAAAAAGAAGAAAAAATTGAGAGTAATTATAAACTTGCTAATAAAAGCAATAATAAAGACCTTCGGGCTGCTCTTAAAGAAAAACTTACTCTTCTTAACGAACTTGAAACTTCTAAGCACAAACTTGGTTATCCTTTGAATCTTGAAGATTATATCCTTTATCGTCATTGTTTACTTTACAACGATATTGCGAAAGATACTGCTCTCATTAACAGTGATGCAAGTATTCGTTTTTACTTCAAAGATAATAATAAGGAAGCTGAGCTTCAGAAAAAGCTTCGTACTGAGATTAATAATGCTAAAGCAAACTATGTTCAAATCGTTGGTGATCCTGACATGTTTGATGCTGTTTATATTCAGTATTGCGTTATTAGTGGACGTCCTATTGTTAGCTCTATGCTTGAAGATCGTATTACTAAAGAAACTCAACTTGACCGTTTCTCTATTGAAGACCCGATTAAGTTTAATCATATCTGCCGTGATAACGATATCAAACTTAAAGCGCTTATTGAAACCCTTATTGCACGTGGAGAATTTATTCGAGCACAACACAATCAGAATATTCTTACACCGGAGGGTGACTTTATTGGAGCTAATATGAAAGAAGCTGTTGCTTGGTTTAAAGATTCAGCCAATAGTGCTATGGTAGCTGGATATAAGAATAAGTTAAAACTTATTTGATATGACTATTGGAGAGATGCACGTAATGTTTAGGCAACTTGCCCAGCAAATGGGAATGCAGACTATACGTGCTATTCTTCCAAGTGAGATTGACGCTTGTATTAATATCGCCATTAATGATGTGATTAAAAAGCTTATTGCTGAAAACCTTGGTTCTGCCGGTAATGAGCAAGTTACAATCTATAATGCGCGTGTTGGGCAGATAAATGGGCTAAGTACTCTTTCTAAGAGACTTAGTCTAACTGCTCCAATTAAGAGTACTCAACGTAATTGTTATACTACTAATATTCCTTTAGATACAGTTATGTATATTACAGCTGTTGAAGTGGGATATGAAGAAGTTAACGTTATATATGATGCTCGTGTTACACAAGCTGAACTTCTTGGTAGAACGTTAGAAGATTATTGTAATGCTCCAACTTATAAATCTCCAGTGGTTATATTTTTGGGGCAAGCAGGTAGAGTTGATGTTGAGGTTTATACTTCCTCTACGGGGGATGGTTTAATACCTACTAAAGTCAACGCTGTCATTATTTCTAAACCAGCTGTTGTTATGTATAGCGACGTTGAAGGCGATGGAGTTGATTGTGACATGCCTGATTATATGCACATTGATATAGTGAAAGCTGCTGCTGAAATATATCTTAGGAGTGTTGGAATAACTTCTAATTAACATTATTAAAATTATACAAATATGAGACAATTTATTTTAGGTGCTGGCAATGTTGCTTATG